GCCTGCTCTACGCAAGGGATTGATGTCATCATTACTTCTACCTATCGTGATGGGGAAAGTCAAAATGCTATCTATGCTCAAGGCCGTACTACATCAGGTAAAATCGTCACCAATGCTAGAGCTGGTCAATCTTTCCATAATTTTCGGTGCGCTTTTGATTTTGTTCCCATCGTAAATGGCAAGGCTCAATGGTCAGACTTAAACTTGTTTGAGGAATGTGGAAAGATTGCAGAGATATGTGGACTAGAATGGGCAGGGCGGTGGACTAAGTTTAGAGAGTATGCTCATTGTCAATACACAGGTGGCTTAACTTTATATGATTTACAATCAGGCAAATCCTTTTAAGGAGTAGTTATGTTTAGTGGTTTAGCTAGTTTAATTTTTCCAGCATTAATGCCAGCACTAACAGACGGACTACGTGGCATCTTTGCTAAAGTAACAGGTGGCGCAGGCGGTACTCCACAGAATGTCAATGAGCGTATTCAACTAATGCAAGCTGAGACTGCTAGACTTCAAGCCCTTGCTGATATTGATAAGCCAAGTGGTGAGCCAAGCCGTTGGGTAACTGACATGCGTTCATCATTCCGATACATTGCTATCCTCATTATATGGCTTGCTACTATCGCTGCCGTATTCACACCAGACATTGCTCAACCAATTACACTTATGATGCTTGACCTTTCAGGGGCATGTATGAGTTTTGTGATTGGGGAGCGAATGTATTTAAGTCTAAAAAAATGACCGTTCATCTTGTCATACCAGACGTTCAAGCAAAGGATGGGAATGACTTTACTTTCCTAAAATGTCTTGGAAATTTTATTGTAGAAAAACAGCCCGACACAATAATTTGCATAGGAGATTTCGCAGACATGGAATCTCTTAGCACGTATGACAAAGGATTAAAGTCATTCGAAGGCAAGAGGTACACCAAGGATTTATTTGCAGCCAGAGACGCTATGGATGCGTTGCTAGAACCACTCTATAGATATAATAAGACTGCAAAGAAGAACAAGCACAAGCAATACAAGCCTCGCATGGTGATGACACTTGGCAACCATGAGAACAGAATCAATCGTGCTATCAACGAGGATAGTAAACTAGAAGGACTAATGTCACTTGATGATTTACCGTTCCAGGATTGGGAAGTACATCCGTTTCTTGACGTTGTTTGTATTGATGGCATTGCCTATAGTCATTATTTTACTTCTGGCCCCATGGGTCGCCCTATATGTAGCGCTCAAGCATTACTTACAAAGAAGCACATGAGTTGTTTTGCTGGTCACCAACAGGGCAGACAGATTGCTTACGGTAAAAAAGCTAATGGCCAGGAAATAAGTGCAATAATTTGTGGCTCATTTTATGAACACAACGAGGACTATTTGGGGCCACAAGGCAACCAACACTTTAGAGGCTTCTATGTATTGCATGACGTTAATGATGGTAGCTTTGATGAGATGGCTGTGTCAATTAAATTCTTAAAGGAAAGGTACAACTACTAATGGTTAATAAGCAAGAAGAACAAGAAGAAGAATCAATAGTAGACTTGTGCGATAGAATACTTGGCTCTGAGATTGATGAGATTGCAGTAGACTCTGACAATGAAGTTGTCTATATCTATACTAGCAATGGCATGATTCAGATTAGTGGAGATGACTTACGGATGTATGTTTCATGTGATAAGTTTGACGATTAATTAATGATTATCTCTATTGTTTGTGTCTAATATATTTGACATTATTACATACAAGCAATTTTGCTTATCATAGATTAAGGACTACATCATGTGGACAAAACCAGCAGCTACTGAAATGCGTTTCGGCTTTGAAGTTACTATGTACGTAATGAACAAATAATTAAACGCAAAAAAGTGATATATGAAAAGCCCTTTAATTAGGGCTTTTTACCCACCATACTGGACATAATGTTAGCTTTTACCTACATATCATCCATTAAAATATATAAAAGTTAATCTTTCAATGGCGTTATTCATAGTGGGCCTACTGCGCTATCAAAGATTGCAAATGTGCTACCAATGCCACGATTAACCTTGTCTGTTTTGCTACGTTGCCAGGCATACCATCCTGCTGGCTTATTAGAGTTTAAGTAAGTCGTGCAATTAGGATTATTTTTGTCGACAATTACAGTCTTTGATTCAAATTCTGTGATGTTGCGATTCATCTTTTGCTCTGCATCAAGCCTATTTAACTCACGTTGCAAGTCACCTAGTTTTAAGTTCTCAATGCGTTCAATATATTTATGACCTTCATAGGTTTTGTTTGTCTTACCATAGTACATCGCTAATTTCTCAGAAATAGGGCAATGTTTTTTGTATGAAACCTTGATATATTTACGTGCCTTTAGATAAGTAAGGTCGTAGTGTAGTCTACTTCTGCTTTCATAAACCTCAAGGATTTGTGCTGCTGTTTTTGGGCCGTCTGCAATAAAGTCAAGCAATGCAATCTGACGTTTCATTGAAATCATGCGGAGTAATCCGCGTTTGTTTACTGTAGTTTCTAAGTTCATTATAGTCTCCGTATAGTGGGTGGGCTACTCATGCCGTTGATAAAGTTGAGCGCAATATATTGTGACACTTTCGCCCGTAAGGTTAAAAAGGAATATCTGAGTCCATCTCATCTAATGGCTGTGCTTGATAAGCATTACCCTTTGCCATCTCTTTTACTGGCGCTAGGTCAGGTTCTGCTAGGTTAGCAAAGCCATCCCAGTTCAATGGAATCGTCTCAAGTTTAGCAGCTAGGCCACCAGTCTTTGTTTCCATTACGACACCAATCTTAATCCAACGTGCTTTAGTATCGCCATTCTTGTCTTTGTATTCGCCATTCTTTGCTACTAAGTTATATTTTACAGCCATGATTATCTTCCTTTTAATCGTGCAATTACTTGTTCTACTTCATCGTTAAATTCTACTACTTTACTTTCAAGCTCTGCAATGTAGGCATCATCACGTTCATACCGCTTAATGAATAGTTGCATATCTTTAGGTAACTCTGGACAAAACGAGACAAAGTCTACCCACTTGCTGTGCGTACACGCCATCTGCCATGCCATCTGAGGAATGTACTTGGCTGGCACCTTGTCGTCAAGCAAATACTTAACGTGAGTTTTAGCCATAGGACATTTTATCTCAATCAAGCCGTCATCTACAATGCCATCAGGACTTGCGCCACTCATTGCAATAGTTGGATGGTCGACAAACGCTACCTGCTTTACAAACGTTGCGCGTTCTACCTCATACCACGCACGTGCGATAGGCTCTAGCTCCGTTCCGCGTTCCATGTGAGCATTGGTATACCCTTCTGCATGAGTGCCTGTTAAACGCTCGCATACGAGTTCTATGCGGTAGTCTGCACGACTAGCTGCCTCTCCTGTTTTAATCTGAGCCATGACATCAGCAATACGACTAGCAGTAATCTTGCCTAGACGCATCTGGTGCCAGGCTTCTGTGCCTTGTTCAATCGTTTCCATTATCGTCTTTCTCTAGTTTAATTTTTCCTACATATACAAAAACTTCATTTTCAATCGTATCGTTAATTGGCTTTTCATAGAACCATTGCCCCACAATATTTTTATTTTTTCCATGTATTAAGTTATATAAATATAAATATTTTTCATCTTTAGATTTCATTATCTAATCCTCGGCATTGGTTTTGAAAGCACATACTTGTGGCCCATCTGAGCTACAATTGCTGCTACTTGTTTCTCACGTTTTTTTACAGCTACTGTTGGTGGTGCTGACAATCTATAGAAGTTATCCAATAGCATTTTGTCCACCATATCTGTACTCGGCAACGTTGCAAGACTCTCCAAACTTGTTAAAGACACCAATCCTGACTGTTTCAATTTTCATGCCTTTCTTTTTTAGAGTGTAGATAACTGCTGATAATCTGTAAATGCCAAGCTCTACCCATGCTTCAAGTGGATTGACTGCTCTGTTTTCAATCAAGTAATGCTCTAAGCGTTCTTCTTGGTTCATGGCTTATACCTCAAAAAGTGAAGCAATTTCTTTTGCACGGGCAATGACTAATTCCTCTGCTGACTTAGTGCCTTTGCAGTCATTCATTGCTTTCTTGTATGCAACCGTTAATGCTGCCTTGTCTTTTGCTTTACCAAGGTCTGCTAGGATTGCCTCAACATCTAAGTCAATCTGTGGCAAGTCATCGCCAGCAAAGATGTATAGGCCAATACCAAAGCAAGCAATACATTTAGCCAGGCATCGCATTGTCGCATCACTAATCTTACGTGCATCAGGATTTGTAATGGCATTGTTACGGTTATCCATCACTGGCAACTGCATACGCATGGTCTTGCCAAGCGCTGTAACGTTACAAAATACCATCATGGTGTCGTTGTATACCTTTGGCTCTGGAAACTCCCATACAGCTTGTGGGTCTTGCATAAGCAACTGGTCTACAGCCCAAGTCCATGATAGGTATGTGAGCTGGCCTTTCTTTTCTGTAAAATCGTTTACATTAATCTTGCGTAGTTCTGCGTATGTAGTCATTATCGTGTCCTGTTGTTTAAGTTCATCCATTACTTCTGCTTGAAATTGTTGCTGACTCATAGATTACCTGCCTCATGTGCAATAATCATATCTTCTAACGCATCCATGACACGCTTAGATAATAGTTCCTCGATGTCTTGTGTGCTGTCAGTAAGTTCTACTGAGTGGATAGTAACTGAGTAAGCTGTTGGGCTATCACCAGTTCCGTATGGGTCTACCTCTATATCGCACTCGTAAAATACATCTAATTCTATTCCGAATACTTCAAAGGTCTCTAATGTTCCATCTTTAATTGCCATTATCGTCTCCTAATAGTTATGTAGCGACTTGCTACGCTTCACAATATATATATCTATGAGCTATCCGTATAATGATTTATTTAAATGGATTTGTCAATATCGATAAGAAATTTTAATGGATATACATTGAAGATATAGATTACTATTATCAAGGGCTAGGTAATGCAAACCGAAAAGGAAACCCCCATAGTTTCCCTGCCACCTTTTCAAATATGGATAAACAGATGGAGTTTATATGCACTACTATCAATTCAATATTGGCGATTATTTAAGCCATACACGACACTTAACGCCTATGGAAGACATTTGCTACCGCAGGGCGTTGGACTATTATTATCTGCATGAAAAACCTTTAACAAACGATATTGATAAATTATCACGGCTTTTAATGCTTTCAGACTGGCAAGATGAATTGTATGAAATTCTTTGTGAGTTTTTTATAGCAACTGATGATGGGTTTGTTAATCCCCGTGCAGATAAAGAAATAAAGCAATATCAGGAGTTTGCAGAGGCTGGAAAGCGTGGTGCGGCTATACGCTGGTCAAAGGGTGATAAAAGCCCCCCTAATAGCCCCCCTAATCCACCCCCAATAGCAAACAATAACCATAAACCATTAAACAATAACCATAAACCAACAACCAATAAAAAACCATCGCGCGAAATTGCGCATGTTTCCACAGATAACTTTGATGTTTTTTGGAATCAATACCCATTAAAGCGTGGCAAAGACAAAGCACTTGAAGCATGGGCAAAAAAACAACCACCAATTGCTGATGTAATACAAGCATTACAATGGCAACGGCAATCAGAACAATGGCAAAAGAATGGTGGGCAATACATACCAAACCCAGCCACATATCTTAATCAGGGTCGTTGGAAAGACGAACCACCAGTTGAGGAGTTATGGTAATGAACCCATATTTAATTACAGAGCCGACATCAATCAGTTTTAGTGGTGGTCGCACTTCAGGCTATATGCTTCACAAAGTATTGGAAGCCAACAATGGATTGCCTGACATGGCAAAAGTTTGCTTTGCTAATACTGGAAAAGAAGAAGAAGCCACATTAAAGTTTGTGCATGATTGTTCAGTCAATTGGAATGTGCCAATCACTTGGTTGGAATATCGTTACATTGATGGTGAAAATCAATTTGCAGTTGTCAATTATGAAACTGCAAGTCGTAATGGCGAACCATTTGAACAATTGCTTGATAAATTTCAAATGTTGCCAAACCCAGTAAATAAATCATGCACAGCTTTTTTAAAGATTAGGGTCATATCTAAATATTTATTAAGTGTTGGGTTTACTGAATGGGTTTCAATGATTGGATTGCGTGCTGATGAACAACGCAGGGCAACAAGATTAAAAGGCGATAGAAAGGGCGAAGAAGCAATTGCGCCGCTTTATCTTGATGGAAAATCTGTTCAAGATGTAAGTAAGTTTTGGAAAGAACAGCCATTTGATTTGGAATTGCCAAACATGAATGGCAAGACCATGCACGGAAATTGTGATTTGTGTTATTTAAAATCAACAAACACTTTGCAAAGTCTTATTGCTGAAAAACCTGAAAGGGCAGTTTGGTGGGCGAACATGGAAACAAAAGTATTAAATCAAGGCAGGGTTCATCCATCACGCGCAATGTTTAGATTAGACAGACCCAGTTATCAAAAAATGTATGACAATGCTTTGGCGCAAAATGTATTTAATTTTGATGACGAAACAATTTCATGTTTTTGTGGGGATTAATATGATTGATTCTGAAAAAGCACAATTTAAAGCAATGATGAAAGCACTAACGCAATTGTTTAACAAGCCTGACTTGGATATTGAGTTATTGCGTATCTGGTGGCACAAACTTAATCGCTTTGAGTTTCGTATTGTTAGCAAGTCATTTGACATTTGGGTGGATAATAACAAGCGTATGCCGTCACCTGCCGACATATTGGAGTTATGCAAAGCACAAGAGTCACGAGTGATACTGATTGGCATTGGCAGAAAAATATCGCCAGAGGTGAAGGCAGAGAATCAAGCAAGGCTGCAAAAGATGATGGCTGAATTGGGGTGGAGATGAATCGCTGGTATCCTTGGGGCGCTTACGCAATAGTAAACTTTAAATATAAGGAAGGAGATGTGGATAAGGTCATACGCATGAAAGGCTATGCAATTTCCAAATCCCCTCGCTTAGAAGGTGGCAATATTTATCAGGTGTGGATGCTGCCCTCTTTACTGCTAGGAAAATTTGATGACGTGGAAAGTGCAAAGGCAAAAGTTAGCCAACATTTGAAAGAGTCTGAAGTAAAATAATTTTCTACGCCCCTTCGCCTATTTATCGGTTTTGGCAAAAAATGGCAAAAAGTTTGAAAAAAGCTGAAAAACTAAACCAAAAGTTAAGATAATCACAAAAAAATAAACTCACGCCATAAAGTTAAAATAATGGCTTCACGCAAGGGCGTATAAATGACAATCAATAAAGAGCCTATATCTCACTATCAAATTGATATTAAAATGCGCCTATGGCTCTTAAAATAGGCTTGGCGCGTGTTTAATAGTTTAATAACTCATACCATAATCAAAAGGCAATAAAAAAGCCACAATTAAGGGG